TAAAGAACTTTTTAAACAAGATAAAAAATAAAATTATGACAGACAAAAAACCATGGGAAAAGGAGAAGAAAAAAAGTAAATTTATTATATGCCCAAAATGCAGAACACAAAGCCTGTTGGCTATTTGCTCATTTTGTGGTAAAAATTTAAGAAAAATAAATGTCAAAACCACGACCAAAATTCAAGGGGAAAATTAAAGACGGAAAAGTTGTTTTGAACGACTCATACAGTTACAACCGTTGGCTAAAAATAAACTTCAAAGAAGACAGCGAAGTTAATATTTCAGTCGCTCAATTTAGAAAGTGCCGAACAACAGGACAAGACAATGAGAAAGGAAATCAGAACGGATACTACTGGGCTGTAGTTTTGCCATTGATTTGTGAAAGCACTGGGTACAGCCAAGACGAGATGCACGAATCAATGAAAGCTAAGTTTTTGAGAGTAGCTGGAGATGACCAACTACCTATTTTTAAGGGCAGTGCGAAATTAAACACGGTTGAGTGGGAAGACTGGATGACACAAATTAGAGTGTGGGCGGCGGATTATTTAAAAGTGCAAATTCCGTTGCCTGATAATATAGGATGGGACGATGAGAGTAATTAATTAATATATATTATGAAATTAAAAGACCAAGTAGTAAGCCTAGAGCTTGCTAAAAAATTAAAAGAATTAGGTGTGAAACAAGAGAGTTTGTTTTGTTGGTTTAATCCGAAAGAAGATAAAAAAAATAAAGATTGGCAAATTGAAGTTACTTATACTTTGATGAAACAAACAACAAAAATTACAGCGTGGGTCCCTGAAAAAAATATAGTTTCCGCTTTCACAGTAGCAGAATTAGGAAAACTTTTACCAACGATAGTATTAAAAAATAATAAGGAAAATCATTTAAAAATTTGGCGCAATGATAGTGGCGATTATTGGTATTGTGGCTACGGTGGAAATTTGGACTTGGCAATAAATGGTTCAAGAGGTACTGCAAAAACCGAAGCAGACGCTCGTGCTAAAATGCTAATTTATTTAATTGAAAATAATCTTATCCACACCACAAAACCATAAAAATATAGTATAATATAAACAGTCCGCAAAGGCGTAAAAGCCGTTTATTGTAATAGCACAAAAATCTTTGCGGATTGCTAGAACGATACACGGCTTTTATGCTATAACTTAATAATGCTTGTCGCATGAATAAATTAATAAAACAATCAATAGGTTTTACGCAGGTCGCAAATATACTTTTATATGACAGCGGTTTATCGTTCAAAGCCAAAGGAATTTATAGTTATTTATATTCTAAGCCAGACGGCTGGGATTTTTCTTCAGACAGAATAGCAAACGACTCAAAGGACGGAGTTGATGGCGTTTTATCGGGTTTAAGAGAGCTAGAAAAAACTGGATACCTTGAACGCAAGAGATTAAAGACAGGCAAAGTTAGTTATTATTTAAAATGCCAAATCGGGAAAAAGCCTAACAGGGAAAATCCCTGTCGGGCAATATACCCGACAGGGGAAACCCAAGGCATAAGTAATAAAGAAGTTAAAGTAATAAAGAAAAATATAAATATAGACTTCGAGTTCTTCTGGAATTTATATGACAAAAAGGTCGGCAAGCCAAAGGCAGAAAAGAAGTGGGTTAAACTAAAAGACGAAGAGAGGCAAGCAATTATTAATTACATCCCGGAATATTTAAAAGCCTGCCCAGAAAAGCAGTACCGAAAAAACCCCGAAACATTTTTCAACAACAGAGCATGGGAGGACGAAATAATAATTAGAGCTAAGAAAGAAAATTCAGTAAGAGATTTACACGATGGCACAAAGGCAAAAATGCACTGTGGGGAATGGGTCGATGCCCGGGACAAAAACGTTAAAATTAATTTACAATTCTACCCAGAATTAACTAAGGTTTAAAAATATGTTTGAAGCAACAATTATTGCAATCGCATTATTATCATCAGTTATTTACATAAATACTCATGAGAATATAGTAAAAAATAGATTCGATGCTTTTCTAGTAATAGCATTTGGTATTTATCTCATGGCAAGGTTTGGATACTTACTATATGCCAGCGCGTAGTGTAAAGACCTTTTACAAGGAACTCGGCCACAGACAGCACCGTGATCACAGGAGCAAGCAGGGGAGAAATAACCCAAGTGGCAAAAGTCAAATTAAAGGCACATATGAATTCCAAGCGAAAAAAGAACGAATAAAATTAAACGGAATAAAAAATAATATAACTAACATTAAAAATCTACATGACTCCAGAAGCATGCGAAAAAAAATCAATAAAAGAATATCTAAAATTTAAGGGAGTTTTTTACTACCACAACCTTGCTGGACTAGGCTGTTTTGCCGGCTTAGCTGACCTCACAGTGATAAAAGACGGACAAGTTATACAAATAGAGGTGAAAGCCAAGGACGGCAAGCAGAGCAAAAGACAGAAAGAGTTTCAAGAGGACTGGGAGGCTAACGGAGGGATGTATATTTTAGGTGGGATAGATGAAGTCATGGAAATTTTAAAGTAGAAAATATGAAAAACCTAGTAGCAGACCTTTCGTACTGCGAACAATTTGAAAAGTTAAATATTAAATTCAAGACTGTCTTTTATTGGACTGATGAAGATATAGTTTTAATGCCTGAAACTGTTTATGATAGAAAGTGGAAAGTTACAACGACTAAAGGACTTTATAAGAATGCTAAATATATCCCAGCCCCGACAGCTAGTGAGATAATGGAGATGTTAAAAAGTGCTAACGCCGATATTATTTATCATATTGATACACTTAAATTTGGATTGGAAATATTAGATGGAAAGTTTTTTTCTGATGAAATAGAAGCAGACGCTCGTGCTAAGTGCTTGATTTATTTAAAGAAAGAAAAACTAATTAATTAACTGTATAAATAATATGAGAGAAGGTGGTAAACTAGCTGGAGGTAATCCAGCACGAGGTAGAGTTGAGAATGATTTTTATGCTACTCATCCAGATAGCGTAAAAGCATTACTTAAAGTTGAAACAATTATATATCCAGCTTGGGAATGTGCTTGCGGAGAAGGGCATATATCTAAAGAAGTTGTTGGTACTATTTTATCAACTGATTTAATATATAGAAATTTTGGAATCGGTGGAGTTGATTTTTTAAGTGATGAAACATTGAAAAATATGATAACAAATTTAACTGATATAACAGCTATTAATACAATAATAACAAACCCACCTTTTAATTTATTTCAAGAGTTTTTAGAAAAATCATTGCAGATGGCTAATAAGAAAGTAATCTTTTTTGGCAAGCTACAAGCACTAGAGGGAATTAAGCGGGCAACATATTTAGAAACTACACCCCTACGGACAGTTTATGTTTTTAAAAAGCGACAGCAACTAATGAGGAATGGAAAAGAACTTGATGATAATGGAAAAAAGATGAGTAGTACAATGGCTTTTGCTTGGTATGTTTGGGAAATAGAATATACAGGCAAACCAACAATAGTATGGATTTAATCCTAAAAGAAAAACTAATTAATTAACTGTATAAATAATATGAGAGAAATTAAATTTCGTGGAAAAACTAAAAATACAGGAGATTGGGTTCAAGGTTATTTATTTGAACATTGGGAGAAATCTTATATCTTATGGGGCACTACTAATGGCGTGCCAAATATGCACGAAGTAGACCCTAAAACAGTAGGGTAGTTTACTGGACTTCCTGATAAGAATGGTACAGATATTTTTGAAGATGATATTTTAGCTACAAGTAATGATGGAAAAGACGGAGCTGATAAATGGGAAGAAGAAGTAATGAGCAAAGTAGTATGGCATGGCACTGGATTTATAGGGATGCCAGATGAAGATGAAGATAGTATTTATTTTATAAAGTATTGTAAAGTTATCGGCAACATACACTAAAAGAAAGGAGATAGCTAATGTCTAATTGTCGGAAATGCCACCGTGTAATTCCTGATAATAAAACTCTGTGTAGAAAATGCAGAGATAAGAAGCAGACTTACGTAAACAGAAAGCGAGTTTGGAGAAAACAAGTAAGAATTGCGGAGCGTGCGGTTTGGAGTAGATTGTTCTTGACGATTGTTCAACACTCGTTGACGATTGTTCAATAGGTATACCTAGCCCTATTGTATACCTATAACGTACCTATTCAAGAAAACGTATAATTTAAACACGTTATCTTGATATGTTCATTTGATGTACATGAGGAGGTGTTACAAACGTTAATATCTCCTCACTAATTTTAAAAACTTGCATAACATTTGATAAGTGATATAATATAATTATAAATTAATAACAATTTTTATGGCAGAGCCAAAAGAGGAAAAAACACCAGAGCAAATTAAACAAGACAAGTTAAATCTAAGGGTAAATCAATTCAACGAAGAATTGAAAACGTTACTAGGAAAATATAACCTCGTGCTAGGAGCAAAGCCAGCTTTTACTCCAGACGGACGAACAGTAGCGATGCCTCAATTATTTGACGCTGAGGAAATTAAAAAGCAAGCTGAGGGAGCTAAACCGGGAGCAGAAGAAGTTAAAAAAGACGAAGCATTATCGGAGGCTTAATATGATGTTTGCACTAGGAACAATTACAGGATTACTCATAGCGTTAATAATAATCACCACGCTAACTTATTTTCGCCGAGTAATCGAAAAGCGAATTGAGTCGGTGCAAACTGCCGTAGACAATAAGAGTCCTCGTCCTAAGGGATTTATATACATTCCCCCATCGGACGAGGACGAAACTAGAGCGAAAATAATCTCGCGCAATAAAAGCGAGGGCAAGGATACTAAATTATCTGACTTACAATAAATATGATTAAAATCAAACCAAGAAAAAAACAAGTTTTAGTAAAGCCGGACGATGAAAAATCTCGTGTAAGCGACAGTGGGATTATCACGCCGGACGATGTAGAGCAAGAGTCAAAAGCTATGGGTACAGTCATTGAAGTCGGCGAGGGAATTGACGATATTAAAAAAGATGACCGTGTTATTTACGGAGCATTTGCCGGGGAGCAAATCAGTCTTAAAGAGAGCGATGAGGAAGTGGATTATGTTTTATTATTTGATGATGACGTATTAGCGTTAATTGAGGAATAATATGAGATATACAGACGAACTAGGTTGCAAATACCGAGGCATCCCTCACGATTTACACATAATAAATCAGAACAAGAAATACAAGTGGGAGCGGTGCAATATTTGCAATAAAAAATTTAGATTTAACAAAGGATACAAAGGGCGAGTAGATAATGTTGAATATCTAAAAGCCCACGTCCGCAATTTTTGTCAGCGTGGTGGAGCGACAAAAAGGATTTATAATAAAGTTTACCACCCGGAAAAATGTATAATTAATATTTAACAAAATTCATTATGAGTACAGAAGTAAAAATCGTTAAGGACAAAACATTTGAAACTATAAAGTCAGCAGTTGATCAGATGGTTGATTTTATTAAACCGACTTATGGTCCAGCAAATAACAAAGTAGTTATTTCTAAAATTCCATACAGAATGATAGTTGATGACGGCGTACAAATAGCGCGTGACTTTGAACTACCAGACCCAGCCGAGAATGCAATCGTTCAAGTTATAAGAGAGGTAGCGGTTAGAACGAATGACAGAGTTGGTGATGGAACTACCAGCTCACTAATTATGCTACAGGCAATTATTGACCAGGTATCTCATAGAAAACGAGATGGCAGAAAAGTAGAAAAAGAATTAGTGGCTGGATTAGAAGATGTCAAAAAACAGATTAAAGAAATGACTACTCCGATTGAAAGTAAGGAAGATTTAAAAAAAGTGGCCATGGTGTCATTTGATAACGAAAAAATTGCCGAGATGATTGCCGAGCTCTACAGCAAAATAGGAAAAGACGGGGTGATAACCATTGACAGGTCACCAACAATGCAAACGACAACAGAGATGACTGACGGTATCAAAGTAGAAAACGGATACATCAGTCCGTACATGATAATCAATCCGGAGCGAATGGAAACTGTTTTAGAAAAGCCTTATATTTTAATAACTGATTACCGGATGACAGAGGTCAATGATGTTATAAAGTTAATGGAGAAAATGTCAAAGGACAATAAAAAAGAATTGGTTATTATTGCCGAGGGAGTAGAACAGTCAGCTCTATCAACTATTATTATTAATAAGATGCAAGGAAAATTTTTGATAGTAGCAGTGAACGCGCCAAAGGGAGAGAATAATAAAATATGGCTAGAGGATTTAGCAATGCTAACTGGCGCTAAAATGTTTAGCGAGGCAAAAGGCGATAAGCTAGAGAATGTAGAAATATCTGATTTAGGCCGGGCAGCAAAATTTATCTGTCGCCGGGACGAGTCAATAGTTGTAGACCCTAAAGGAGATAAAGAGTCAATTGATACTGCAATATTTGCATTGAGAAAAAATATCCAGGAAGAAGAGAGCGAGAGAATCAAAAAGGAATTAGAAAAACGATTATCAATGTTTACGAATAAGGTCGCTGTAATTAAAGTAGGCGCACCTACTGAAAATGAACTGAAAGCGTTGAAATATAAAGTTGAGGATGTGGTTAATTCAGTAAAGGCGGCTTACAACAGCGGAGTAGTTTGTGGAGCAGGACTTGCTTTAGCTAGAATTAATACAAGTAGCCAGCTTTTAAATGAGGCATTACAATATCCAGCAAGACAATTAAGGGATAACATGGGATTAGATGAGATAGAATTAGAGCCCAACTCAGCTGAGAACGTTGTTACAGGAAAAATAGGAGGATACATGGAGGTTGGCGTTATAGACCCATCAGAAACGCTTTTAGCAGGAGTTGAGAGCGCAGTATCAATCGCCTCAGTATTAGTAACTAGCTGTGGCATGTTAGTAGAGGCAGAGAAGAAACCGCCAATTGTTAGGGAATAAATATATGACAGAAGTTGAAAAAATTTATAGAGAGAGATTGGCTTCACTTTGCCATGAGCAATGGTCTGGGTGGATGAAATATTTGTTTAGTCAATGTAGAGATAAAGATGGAGGAGGAAAAATAATTAATTTAAACTATTATTTAGCTTTAAAAAGACAAATGAACACTCCTTACACAGAATTAGATGAAGAAGAAAAAGAGAACGATCGTATGGAAGCAGACAAATTTATTAGTTTATTTAATAATCATAAACAAATGGTAGAGCCAAAAAAAACAGAAGAAGTAAATGAATATGCTTTAATGCAATTCAAGCGAGATTTTTCTAGTCCCGAAGATAAAGAGGGAACTCAGAAATTTCAAAAAGTAACTTTCTATAAATTAAACGATGACGGTTCTTATGATAACGGTACAACTCTCGAAGAAATGTTAAAGATATCTATCGAAAGGCTGAAAAATTTAAACTCTCGTTTTACTTGTAGAGAAAATAAAAATGCAATTATTAAAATGGAGGAAGCATTGATGTGGCTTAACGAAAGAACAAAGAACAGAGAAAAACGTGGCGTAGAGGGTAAACACTTAGCATAGATTATTTCCAATGCTCGTACTGCGGGCATTGATAAGTGATTTATTATTAATAAAAAATTATGTTTAAAAAACAGTTATTAACAATTTTAGCATTAATAGCAATCTTACTAATACCGATAAACGTGCGTTCATCAGCCTCACTCGCTGATCGATTAGAATACCGAATTTTACTACAAGTAGAAAGCCGAGGAGAGGCATGGCTAATAACTCCGCAAGGTACTCGCATACACATGGCAACGCCACAGGATGCATGGGAAATTTTACGCAAATACTCACTCGGAATAACTAACGAGGATTTACTTGAAATTCTAGAAGAAAAATTATATGCTGGTAGTGTGCCAGAAATAACCGAGCCAGTAATTGCACCGGTTATAATTCTAGAGCCGACAGTAAGCATCCCAACAATAAAAGAACCGATTATTACAGAGCCAATTATTCAGCCACCATTAAATACTAACGAGGAAATATCTATGAAGAGTATACAGATTATAAAATTAAAAACTAGCAAAGTTTATAAAGCTAACGATTATCAAGTTAACCCAGACGGGACACTCAAGGAGGGCAGTGTAGAGCCAACAGACCAGAACAGTATTGTTTTAGGAGCGGTATGCCGGAATGACGAGGGGAACGCTACACTGAGGCATAACGTCCACGTTACGGCGACAGACAAAAATCAGAATAAAATGATTAAGGGAACAGGAAAAGATACTCAGGGAATTGGAGCTGTAACCAAGGTAGACGGAAAAGTCGTATCATACTATCCGTACAAGTACGAATTCAAAACAGTAGGAACTCATGTCATTAATTTTAAATGCCAAGGGATTGAGGATAATATAACAATTGAAGTTGAATAAATGAATATAGTCCAGACACCAATCCAGGACATCCGGCCATACGATAAGAATGCGAAGAAACACCCGCCGAAACAGCTACGACAAATAGCAGAGTCGATAAAAGCCTTTGGTTTTAACCAACCTGTGGTAACAGATAATAACAGAGTGATAATAGTTGGCCATGGGAGATACTTCGCCGCTCAAAAATTAGGCATGACAGAAATCCCGGTATTAACCATTGAATTGGATGAGGAGAAAGCGCGCTCCTATCGATTAGCTGACAATAAGCTGAACGAGAGCGACTGGGAAATGGAATTAGTTATTGAGGAGCTAAAGAATATGTCATTTGAAAATTTAAAGCTTACCGGGTTTGATAGCGACTTGATTATAGACAACGAGCCAAAGGACGATGATGTCCCGGACGTTCCAGAAATAGCACAGTCAAAGCTTGGGGATATTTATAAGATAGGAGAGCATAGGCTAATGTGTGGATTAAGCACGGAACGAAGCAACGTGGAGAAGTTGATGGATGGGCACAAAGCGCAAATGTGTTTTACAGACCCGCCGTACAATGTTGATTACACCGGAGGTGCATCAGGCGATTGGAATAAAGAAAAAAAGCGAGAGGTAATTTTAAACGACAAAATGAGCGATGAGCAATTCTTTAAATTCCTTAGTGATGTCTGTGCGAATATAATAGAATTTACCAAGGGCGGAGTTTACATATGCATGAGCTCGAGTGAACTGGGAAACCTAACAAAAGCATTCAAACATAAAGGCGGACACTGGCAATCATATATCATATGGGTAAAAAATAATTTTACACTGAGCCGGGCGGACTACCAGCATACCTACGAGCCAATACTGTACGGATGGTCAAAAGAAATAACCAATCACTTTTTTACAGATGACAGAGGCAAAGCAAATGTGTGGGAAGATTTGCGGAAAGTTAAAACATCGTACAAGGACGGATACACATTGATAGAATTCCAAGGCTTCAAGGTTAGACTAAAGGGAGAAATAAAAGAGGGTAGCGTAATACGAAAGCGCCAGAGGACAGATATTTGGCGACATGACAAACCAACCAAGAGCCAAAAACATCCGACAATGAAGCCAGTGGCATTATGCACCGAGGCAATAATAAACTCATCCGAGCATGGGCAGACAGTATTAGATTTATTCGGTGGATCAGGGAGCACATTAATAGCGGCCGAAAAGACCCAAAGAAAATGCTTCATGATGGAACTGGACCCGAAATACGTTGACGTTATAGTTACAAGATATTTAGAATACACCGGGAACACAACAGTAATTAAAAATGGAGAGGAAATCATATGGTAGAAATAAAAAAGCGCCCACATGGCCGACCAACAATGACTGATGACAAGATACGAAAGCTAATGCAAATACTTGCAATGGACGGAACTATCAAAGAGGCGTGTTATTATGCTAAGATTAGTGTATCAACATATTATAAGTGGATAGAAAATAAACCGGAGCTAAAAGAAGAATTTGATAGGTTACGGGAAAAGCCAGTTTTGAAAGCAAGGCAGGAAGTAATAAAAGGACTTGATAATGATAAACATTTCTCATTAAGTTATTTAAAAAGTAAACGACCAGCAGAATTTGGCGATACATTAAAAGTAGAGAACAGTGACCAGCTAGGAGCTACTGACGGAGAGTTTCACGAAGAGGATGATGATTTACGCAAAGAGCTTAAAGAACGATTGCGACAAAATATTCATAACAGGATTATTAAAAATAACCAAGGAAAAAATGTCAGTACTAACAAACAAATTAATAAGCAAGAGAAAAGCGCGCAAACGACAGAAGTTAAACTACAAAGTGAGAGAGTTGAGGTTAAAGATGGAGAGGGAAAGAAATAAACATCGATACTTCAGTCCGTTCGAAATATCAAAGGCTTGGATTGCAGAACAAATATCAGTAGTGAAAGCTAACAGGTTAAGGAGATTTAAAAAATACGGGAGGAGTTAATAATTAGGATAATGAGATTGCAGATTGGCTGACTGATGACGATTAGTCGGTTGCATAATGGCTCGTTATTCTAATTATGAAGCGGGATAGCTCAGTTGGTTAGAGCGGTGGTTTCATACATCACAGGTCGTGGGTTCGAGTCCCACTCCCGCAACATTGTTTTTTAAGAGGAGAGAAAAAGGAGAGCGCGAACTCTGATGTTCAATGAAGATGGTGCGTCATCTTGCTCCGTTGCAATGTTTATTCGGCGCAATTAAAGAGTCATCTCTCTCTGCTCTTAGGGAATAATAAATTGGCAAATTAGCACGGGGCAATTGGGCGGACAGTCTACTGGAGAGGACGTCCTGTATATTATGCAGGGAGGTGCAGGTTCGAATCCTGCTCCGTCCACAATTATTTAATAATAATTTTATGAACAAAGGAATTATAGTCATGATTGGCTTACCCGGGAGCGGAAAGTCAACCGAGGTAAAAAGATTAATAGAGAGCGGAGAGGCAAGCAAGCTAACAGGCTGTAAGTCAGTTGTTAGACTAAACAAGGACTGCATGCGTGAGATGTTGCATTTTGAGGCTTACAATAAAAGCAACGAGGAAGAAGTCAGAATGGCAGAAATGCATTTGGCTATTTCTTTTATTGGTTCGGGTATAGGATTGGTAATCGACAACACAAATTCAAGAGCGCGGAATATTCAGAAGTGGTTAACACTTGCCGAGGATTTAGGAGCGGAATTAAAAGCAGTGGTTATGCATTCAGGTGTTGAAACGTGTGTGGGCAGAGATATGCTAAGAGAGCGAACAGTCGGCAGGGAATCAATCGAACGGAGAAATAAGATATTTGATGAGGAGAGAGAAGCTATATTTAAATTATTAAAAGGACACGAAGTTATAAATGTTTAATTTAGTAATACAAAATTTATGAAATTAATTTTTGACATAGAAACAACTGGGATTCCCGGTAAAGGATTAAAGTGGGAGGAAGATTATAAAGACTTTCCGCACCTTGTTCAAATGGCATGGGTAATTACTGACGAAGGCAAGGAGTTAGATCAAGAAAACCATATTATATATCCGAACGGATGGGAAATGCCGCAGGAAGCCTTTGAAATACATGGTATAACACAAGGCGAGGCAGTAGATGATGGAGTAGATGAAAAGACAGTATTAAAAGCATTTCTTTTTGACGCGCAGAGATGCGACACTATAATTGGCCACAACATTTATTTTGACACGTCAATTATTAAAGCCAATTTATTAAACTTAGGATTTGTTTCAGAGCAATTCAACGAAATATTGCACAAGGATAAGCGCTACGATACAATGATGAAAGGACAGAAGATAACCGGAGGAAGATGGCCGAAGTTAGCAGCATTGCATCAATCATTGTTTAACGAGGACTTTGAGGACGCTCACACAGCTATGGGGGACGTGCGCGCGACTATGCGATGTTATTTTGAGATGATAAAATGAGCGAATAAGCTCTACTAAATATAAACAAATGGTAGAAGAAAACAACATAGTGCCAAATGAGGCTGGAGAGGCTTCAATAACTGGCGCAGAAGTTAATGCACAAGATGGTCAAGGCGCTCCTGCCGGAGTGGACGATGGACCAGCACAAGAAACTCCAGCGAATGAAGCACCACAGGAAGAGGCTAAAGAAGCTTCTGAAAATGACCTTCTTGCTGGAAGAGTACAAATCCCTAGCGTTGGTCGCATTGTAACTTACCGCCAAGAGGGCGCTAAGTTTGCGGCTATTATTACTGAGAGAGTCAACATTGATAAACTAGAGGACTGTGATAAAAGTGTCGTCGGTCTTTATGTCATCAGCCCAAGCGATGCATACTTTGCTCGCAACGTAGAAAAGGGCGATGGCGATAGAGAATGGAGTTGGCCAGAAATGGTATAATCGTTTTACTCTCTCCCTTGATGGGGAGAGGGATAAAATTATTATTAACATTAAATTTATGCCAGCAGGTTCAAACAATTGCGATCACGTTCCAATAGTATTCCCATGCCGTCAAAAAAAGATAATAACGATTTGTTATCACTGCGGTTTAAAGAGAATTATAAGCGAGTCGGGAAAAGTAGAAATTGTTAAATACAGCGACAATGTAGATTCAGTAAGATTTATAAATGAAGAAGAAGCAAAGTAAAATCTATAACGGTATTTTAGACTGGATGATTGAAAATAAAATTAAAAATGAAAAGGGTGGTGCGATTGAATTTGATAACCATCCTTTTTTATTAGACATTTACGATGACCAGTCGCAGAATATTTGCATTATGAAACCGGCACAGGTCGGTCTTTCAACGTTGGCTATTATTAAAAACCACGCAGACGCAAAGCAACAGAAAATGGATATTATTTATACGCTACCGACTGATGGGGATGTAAATACATTTGTGAGTGGTAAAGTTAATCGTATCATTGCCAACAACCAGTGCATGCTTGATGACGTGGCCGATAAGGATAGTATTCAGCAAAAGCAAATGGACGAGTCAATGATTTATTTTAGAGGAACGTGGACCAAGAAAGCAGCAATTATGGTTACAGCTGATAGGCTCGTGCATGACGAAAAAGATAGCTCAAAGCTAGAAATTATTGCAGACTACCAGGCGAGGTTACAGCATTCAAAGTTTAAGCAAACGCATACGTTCAGCCATCCAAGCCTCCCGGAAACTGGATTGCATTCGGACTTTTTAAAGAGCGACCAGAAGCATTGGTTTGTTAAATGCCCGCACTGTAACCACTGGCAATTTATGTCATGGGATTTAGAGAACGAGAAAAAGATGTCAGTTGATTTAGATATGCAACAGTTTGTTTGTAAGAAGTGCCACGGAGTACTTGAGGACTGGGTAAGGGCAACCGGGCAATGGGTGGCTAAAAAAGCAAATGCGGAGTGGAGCGGATATTGGATATCACAGTTATTTGCGCCATATAAAAGCGCCAAGGATATTATTGAAACGTACAGAAATCCGGAAACGACTGATGAGTTTTTTTATACAAAGGTGCTCGGATTACCATACGCGGATGCAACGGCTAAATTATTGCGCGATAGTTTCTTCCAGAATTTAACTGGTAAACTGTGGAATCCACCGAAAGACGAGAGGATAGTTATTGGCATTGATACTGGACTGCGTTTAGATTATGTCATCGGCTGTAAGAAAGGTTTATTCTTTCAAGGAGATTGTGACGACTACGGAGAATTAAACGCTCTCATGGAGCGGTGGACGAAAGCAATAGCAGTTATTGACGCAGGAGGCGACTTGATAGGCTCTAGGGCGTTTGCAGAGAAATGGCGAGGCAGAGTTTATATTTGTTATTTAACAGGCGACAAGAATAAGAATGAACTTATTAACTGGGGTAAGGGAGATGAGCATGGAGCAGTTTCCGCTGATCGCAACAGAATGATACAACTAGTCATTGATGAGTTTAGAACGAAGCGTTGCCCGGTGCATGGGACAGAGGCGGACTGGTACGAATACTGGACAGATTGGAATAGCCTATCAAAGCTAAAAATACGTGACCCTGATACCGGAGTAGTCAAAGGCTACAAGTGGGTGCGCTCCGGACGTGACCATAGAGCCCTGGCGACTGTATTTTGGCGCGTAGGCATGGCTAGGTTTGCTGGCATGGGTTCTATAGTAATACCAGAGTCAGAAGTAAAGCTAAACAGTTACATGGTAAGCCCGGACAAAACTGTGGCATTTGACCCGGAGGAATTTTTTGATAAAAAAGAAGAGTTAGAACAAACAGATTGGAGATTATGACTACACTAGAAAAAATAGTAAAAGATAATAAAGAAAAGATTTTAGCTTTAGCACAAGCTGGAGTTTTTGAAATGCCGAGTGGAAAGGCAGAAATTAATATACACAACTCACAAATTCAGAGTGTTCAAATATACCAAACGACATATAAGTTATCCACAAAATAATTTTATATACAAATTTTAGTAAAGGTGGTACTATATAATCACTTTTAAATAAACACACCCCAACCTAATTCTAAACAAAGGCGGGCTATACGATTCATTGTCGTTGGCCCGCTATTTTTTTATAAAATATGATAGGAGATACAGGAATAGCGTCATACATTTCACTAGACGCTGACATAAATAAAACTCAGAGGGACGAAACGGAAGAAACAAAAGAGGGCATAGTATCCAAAAAGATGCCAGAGTTAGAGGTAGGAATGAGCGATGAAGATATTGTCAAATTAACTGATGGCTGGGAGAAAGCTTGGAAAGAATCACCCAAAAAGACTGACTGGGATAAAATGACAAAAGAGAGCGAAGAGTATTGGATTGGAAAACAATTTGTTGGCCCGAAGTTGGATGGCAAAAGACCGGTAGTTGATAATGTAATTTTTGAAGCATTGGAAACATACCTACCACAAGCTACGCGCCGAAACCCAGAGCCATTGATAGCACTAGAATCATCAGAGAAAAAAGACGACACTAACCAAGCCTATGTTCAAAAAGTAAAAGAAAATTTAGCTGATTTAGCTGACAAGAATAAATTACGTTTGAAGCTTAAAAAGTCAGCTAGATACTGGTCAATCTTCATGATAGGAATAGGAAAAATTGGCTGGGATTTAGATAACGATATTCCGATAGTAAGAGTATTAAGACCAGCGCGGATTATACTTGACCCGGACGCAACAGTTGATGAGGACGGATATACAGGCGATAGAATTGGCGAGTACAGAAAAATGGCAGCTGATAGAATTTTGGGAATAATTGGAACTGGTTCAAAAACAGAAAAAGCTATAAAAAAAATAAAGGATTTAGTAAAAGACGATTTAGGCACAAAAGTACAGTTTAAGGAATGGTGGACAGATGAATTTATGTGCTGGAAGTTAGACGACACAATACTTTTAAAAAGAAAAAATCCACATTGGAATTATGACAGTAAAAAAGAAATTGAAAATGTTGATGATGTCGGAGGAACTACAACTGATGAAGAAGAAGTAATCGGGACAAATCATTTTAAGTCACCGAGGAAGCCTTATGTATTTTTATCAGTATTCAATCTAGGTGATCAGCCGATGGATAACACTTCATTGATTATTCAGAACTTGGCCAATCAAGACGTAGTTAATAAACGAAATAAGCAGATAGATAAAAATACTGACAACATGAATAACGGATTGGTTGTATCACTAGGCAGGTCAGGATTAACACAACCGCAAGCTA